ACCGAAGATGCGGTAATGTTGCTTCCGCTGGTGTGCGAAGCAGAGAACAAAGCGAACCCGTCGGCCATCGTTGGGTTGGCAAGCAAAGCATCGTAAACGATCTTTTCTTGCGTCCTTCGTGCTGCGTTGCCGTGCATCGCTGGGATGCGAGACAATGCGTCAAGGTCATCGTTCACAACAGTTTCCCAAGAGACCGAGAACTTCTTACCGAACTTCTCAACCTTGTAGGATCTCTTGGAATCGACTACCTGCCCTTCAGGATATGGGGCCGTTTCAGGCACCATTTCCAAGTTTGGCGATTCGCCGAGCTGAATGCGGTTGATGTTTTTGAAGTCATCGACCGATTGAGCCTGACGAGCCCACAAAGACCAAGTGTATGGAGCTTCTTCGTAAGCTGCTCGCAAGGTCTTGCTAGCTGCATCTAGCAGGATGTTTTGGAAGCTTCCAGTCGTGTGATAGGCTTCCATCGATCGACGAATGTTGAGTCGATTGAAAGCCTTATCTTGACCCATCGCCATCCGAGCAACGTCGGCTCGGCTGTACTTCTCTGGGTTGATGCCCATGCGTCGAACGCACAGCTCAGCAAGCCGATAGATTCCGAGGTTGCGGAAATCTTCCGATCCTGCTGCTTGCGGGGCTTGTCGTTTGACAGTCCCTTGGAAGCATCGCTGGATCAATCCAGCCTTGGCTGCCGCTTCAAACTTGTCATGCTCCGACTCGGTAACGCGAACATCGCTTCCGACAGTCTGTCCGATTGGGGAATTGCTCATCTTTCGGATGATCCTTTCTTGAGCGTCTTGAACTGAACATCCTGATTCAACAAGCTCCTCTGTGAAGGAACGCTCTACCTTCGCCAGTGTTGCTGCTGCGTAAATTGCCTTGCGCCGGTCGTCAACTGCCTTGAGTTGTCTTGCGACTTCTTCTTGTACTTTGTCGTCCATTCGCATTGCCTCATCTTCGGGCTTGCTTTCTTCGGCCCTTGCCATTTCTTCGGATGGCTTTTCGCCATCCATCAATTCAACTTCAAGCGATGGCTTTTCCATGTGGTCTGCCATCCACTTGATAATCTCGCTCGCATCGGTCATCCCTTCTGGGAGACCAAGGGCTTTTAACTGAGCCATTAGCTCTTCGTTCATGCCTGCCTGCCTTTCTTCTTGGTCGTATGACCGTCGAACAGTAGAATTCGGATCTGCACCCGTTGCGCAGATCGAAGCGTTGTGAGGTTCCCAAGCGGTTACTATTTCCGCTGGCCCCTCGATCACCTTACCTTGTCGGGTGGTGTACTGTTGACCTTCTCCGACGTAGACCCTTGCGAGGATCTGTGCGTCAATCGAGAAGTCGTTTAGATGGCCCTCGTTGTATCTTGTGGCCACAATCTGAGATTCTTCGTCGGATGCAAATGAAGCATCGCCAACGAGAGAACCGTCTTGAATCGAGATATTGCGGATCGACCCGAACACATTGCGAACCGTCTTATCATTGTGCGAATCGACGATCGGTAGTTGGTTCTTGCCGTTGCGGAATTGAACGCCATCCATCAAGAGAACTTGACGGATCGTTTGCCGACGTTCTTGATCGTAGATTTCGATCGGAGTTTCAGTGGCAATAACCGCCTTGCCGTCTTTTGGTGCTTGAAATGCTCGCTGGATCTTTGGCACCGAAGCGATCCTTTCAACCTTGTCTTGTGATTCCATTTGTCGCTTTACCTTTCCGGCCCAAGCCTTACCAGCATCACCGCCCCAAAGAGCCCAAGCGATCCGACCCGCTGACGGAAATCCTTTTTGATCTGGCTTCCATCCTTCGCCTTTCTTGTCAACTTCGTGACGCGCAAAGTAGGAAACCATTCGACCGATCGTATCGGGACTAATCTCTTTGCCGTTCGATAGGTCACGAGCCCTAGCAACGCCAACAGGAGTACCGCCGCGATTGTGCTCTCTACGCCATTCAAGACCCTGCTTGGCCTCATTACGCACGCCCTCAGGAGGTGTAAAGTCAATCCCGTCATACTTTGCACGCTCAATCTGTTCCGATGCGTACAAAGCCGCGATCTGATCGTTAGCATCGGACTCGCTTGCATGGCATCCCATGAGTTGACGTTCGTCGCTTTTGAAAACGCCCCAAGGCTTAGCAATCGGACAAGCCGATGTAGTCTTTGCGTCATAAGGCATTGGCTACCTCGCTATTCTGTGGGCTGCTCAGCCTGTTAAAAAAAGAAGCGATCGGCGTGTTCATGCTTTCGCCTTTTTTGGTTTTAGGTAAATCGCAGCTTGACTCACGCCGTTTGACGCCACTTCTTCAACAAAACTCAGAGCCCGTAATTTGTTCCCCAAAGGGTTGTCATAATTACCAAAATTCCCATGCACAAGAATAAACTTTTTGCCACCGCGCGAATAAATCTTGTTGTCAACCGGCTTGATGTCTAGGCTTGCCACGTAACTTATATTGTTAACGACATCGCTAGCAGTTTTTGGATTGTTATTAAATGACTTTGGTTTGCTGGCGTCGCTTGTATTGCTCGATTTGTTTTTTTGATCGTTTGATTCGCTAGGCTTTGAAACACTAACTGTTTTTCCGCCTGGACTAGTTTTTAGGTCTCCATCTTCAATAAACAGCCTGTTGCCGTCATCTGTCGTAACCCAAGTCCTAGCAATAGCTGCGCTGCTCACGTTTTCGACGACTTCTTGAGCCTCTGGAGGTGTTGCCGATGCCGATTGAGCCGCCGAAATTGCTAGCTGTTGCTCTTGTGGAGTAAGCAATCCGAGTTTCTTCTTGAGTGCATTCTCTTTGGCTCGTTGGTACATGACCGCTCGCCATGATCGACCCCTTGCACCTAGTTCGGCTTGGTAGTCGCTCATGAACGATTCGATGGCATCCTTAGCCGCTGCTTGCTCTGTTGCCGGATCGACCCATTCCCATTCGGGAGTCATCCATTCAACAGGGGCAAAAGTGCGACGGTCACTCAGCAACTCGCTGGAGGTGGGAAACGAGGGTAGGGAACTGAGTGCCGCCGCATCGAGAAACGCATCCCAAATTGGTTGAAGCAAATGACGGATCAAGTATTTTTGCCAGCATCGGAACCGACGACGATCTTCCAATTGGCTCGTTCTTGATGAGCTGTAGGATGTCTGGCTGTAGTCCCTTGCCACGGTTTCATAGGAAAGCCCTGTACCGACTGCGATCTGCCGAAGGATTAAAGCGATCCAAGGCTCTGCCGCTGAGTTAGGACGACCTGGATTGAGCCCTACAACATCTTCACCGGGTCGAAGGTTCATCACCATTCCGGGCTCGACATGGGTAAAGCTGTTGCCTGCGTCGTCAGTGTTGCCGACTCCATCGGGCTCGATCAAATTTCCAAGTGGCGTATCAGTCTTGATTGCCACCGTGAAACAACTTGCCACAGCAGAGGCTTGTAGTTCGTTGTCAAGATAAGTACCAAGGTCACGCACCGGAGTAACCACCGGAGCAAACCAAGTCACGCCCCTCGTTTGACCGATGCGATCTTGCCGGTACAAGTGCATGATCTCGTTTGCCGGTACACGCTCTGGAGTGCGAGTCACGGCGTACGGTTGTAATGGATGGTCTTTGTAGATCCAGTAAGCAACTGGCCGGCCAAGATCATCAACCTCGACCCCGCGAATGATTCGATTATCACCAGCCGGAGTCAGTCTTGCTGCGTAGTTGTCCTTGTCACCTGCAAGCCGGTCAGCTTCGATCAATTCGAGAGCCAATGGCACTGGACGATAAATGCCCCGATAGACCTTGCCCGGTGTTCTAATGAGCCGTACAAGCACCTCACCGGCCTCGACCATTTCACGTTGGCAAATAGCCTGGATTTCATCGAGAGTGTATTTCCCGTTGACATCGCAGACTTCCGCCCACTCCGACCAAATTTTGTCGCGTTGGTCGTTGATCGTTTCGATGTCATCTCCGCTTGGAGTTTCGAACTGGCTCTGGGCCTTGATGCCACACCCAACCACCGATGAGACGATGGTATCTACAACGCCCCATGCGTAAGCATTATTCCGCACCAAGTCCCGAGCCCATGCTCGAAGCGTATCGGCACCAAATGGCCCTGATAACTCCATGTCCGCTGGATTGTTCTTTGGCTTTCGACTCGATGAGATTCGCGAAGGCTCGGCCCCTGTAAAAGACCTGAGCACCTTTCGAGCCTGAGCCCGTCGGAGTCCAGCTGTAGGGCTGATGGCCGTTACGATCGAATCGAGCATCTTTCCGATCATCGGCGAGCCCTCGACAATCGACCGAGAGTAACGCCACCGGAACCAGATTCACGCTCGACCTGTTGCTGTAGCATCCGTCGTTCTTCAAAGAGCGACTTGAGGTCAAGCTTGGTGACCGTCCTTGAGCCAATAGAATACTGCTGAGCCCCTCCGGTAAGGAGAGCCTCAATAGCTGCGTCGATGAGTGCTAACAGACTTGCCGCTGATGCCATGCACAAAGGATTGCATGACTAGCAAACATTCTCAAGAACGCATTACAATTGCAATTGTAAACCCGTTACTAATCGCCTTCTTGCGACCAAGTATGTTTGCACCAAGTGCATCGGCAATAACGTATCTTTCCATGCTTTGCATAGACTCGACTGTAGCTTGTACGTGGAGGTCTGCGAGTCTCACACATCGTGCAAGGTCTCGGCGTGAACTCCCTTGGTATAGGCTCGATAGGTTGTTGCTCGACTGATGCCGTTTGTTGCACCGTCTCGATCGCTTGCTTCCTGCTTTTCTTCGCCATCCTAGTACCTCCGTTTTGGAATCCACCCACCTTGCCGTTGTTTCAGATTGCGTCCATGTTGGTACGCCTTTGGAGCCTGCTTAACAGGCTTGGGTTGTTCGCCGCTAACGTGCTTCGGTTGCACCTCGATCTCACTTGGAGCAATCAACTTTACGCCGCAAGCCTCACTAGCCGCCGCCGCCATGTAAGTTGCATCAAGCCAGTGATTGTTGCTGTCCTTGACCATCCAATAGGTCTTAGCCCCTTTGCCCTCAGTGAATTTAGTCACTAGTTCTTCGGCTGCGATGTGCTGTGCGTACTGGCTATGTCTGCGTTCTTCTTCAAGTGCAAACAACGAAAGCGACCCGCGCCGAAGCATGTTCGATTCGTCGAAAGTCGGAGTCATAAACCTTTCATGGATGAATTGCTTCCAATAACTCGTATCGAGCTCGTAGAGCCAAACATTCGACGACGGAAGTTTTTGAGCGTGAAGATTGGCCCCTGCGATCGTCGTCGAAGTGGACTTGGCTTTTCGATGGTAGGGATCCTGCCCCTTGCTAGGATGGAAGATCCCGCCGACTTCACGACAGAATTGGTAGGCTGCGTTGGTGAATGCACCTGAATCCACAAAGCAAAAATCGATCGTTCGCCGAGTGCCTGTTGTGTCGCTGAATTCTTTGGTTAGCAATTCATCCCGAAGGCTCAAGAGAGCCTGATAGATCATCGGCTCGCTAGCTTCGTGACCCATGCTCTTATCTGTGCCGTAAACCTGATGGATGCCGTAATCGGCCACAACGCCACCAGCACCATGCCACCAAGCGATTATGACCCAATGCAGATAGTACTTGCCCAAGTCGATTGCCGCTGTCAGGGCCACCGTGTTAGCAGGCAACTGACGACGAACCAAACCGCTGATCCTCGACTCGACCAAAGCAGGAGTGATCCCAAGGCCCATTGGCCCGGCTTCCTCAGGTGGATCGTTGTCAATCTCGGTCGATACTGCCTTTTGGCCTACGTCAGCAACTCGATTGAAGTAGCTTTGCACCGCTGACAATTCCATCGGCTCGCCATCGCTGTGAGTCTTCTTCGAGTAGCTGTGCGGATTGCTAACGACAGAACCACGCTCGATATCCTCTTGGTTGTCACGCCAGAACCGGAAAGCCTCCCGAGCGTCTGGATCATCGTCTTTGCGTCCCTTTCGCATGTCGATGTACTTCTCGATCAGATCCATTCGATCCGGCTTGGTAACGAGCTTGCGGTATCGCTTGCCCCTCCAAGATGGCTTGATCTTCGGATCGGTGTAACGATACGCAATGCACTTTCTGTTTTGAATCGTGCAAAGCATGACCCGAGGGATCCGCTCTGAGGATTGACCGAGCCCGGCAATGTCTTGTTCGATTACCTCCTCGTTCTTCTCGATCGTAGTTTCGCTTGCTGCTGCTTCCCTATCCTCGATGTCGTCGATGATAGCCAAGGTAGGTCGTCTGCTTCGATACTTTGTACCGCGGATCGCACCATCGATCCCAAGGGAGTAAAGCACTTGACCGCATGAAGCAGGCTCAATCTCAGCCGGCCAGCCTGGTAGCTGATCTCTGCCGATCGTTGGGAACACAAAGAACTCAGGCCCGATGACGATGTTAGTAGGCATCCCGCCGCAAGTCTGCATTCGTCCTCGACTCGACCAACCGCCGACAGCCTGAAACGGAATGGCGATCTCTGGGTAATCCGCCGCGAAGATTTCATTTTGTTGCAGTTGCTCAACGATGTCCCGCACTTCCTTTTTTGCTTTGTCGGCGTTCTTGCCAATGACTACCGGAAAGGTCGAAAGCCGACGGATCATCAAGTAAAGAGCCGTGAGGATTGCAAGCGTCGTCTTGCCCTCGCCCCGTGGCCCTGCAATCGATTGGTCACCGCCGTAACGAGCCGCATCGATGATCGAATGCACCATCGCCAAGCGATCCTCAGTCCAGCCCTCGAAGAACTTTTCGGGAAAGTAGGTAGAGAGCCAAAAAGCAGGATCAGACTCGCACTTGAGCCGACGAGCAGGATCGAGAGGTGGAGGAATGGCGATGTCGCGTTGGCTTGCTCGCTTCTTGGCCATCAAGTCGCGTTGATACAGCCGACGGTCACCCTTGACCGGATCCGCCGACAATGCCGTTTTCGGATGCAAGCTTAGCAAGGTCTGCAACTGGGACAGATCGAGCGAGTTCAAGAAGTCGTAATCGGAGCTCATTGTCCTTGGCCTCCTTTTTTGCTTCCGCTTCGTCCCGCTTGTGGTCGAGA